AGCATATGTTAAAATCAAAGTAATTAAGCGACAAAAGTAGAGGTGTCGCTATCCAAAACCACAGGTTTTCTTTGGACATATTTAAGTTCCTCAAACGTCATTTTAGGAACCGTGTTTTTAAGGAAAGAAAATAAGATTTTAACTTCTTCTGGATTTATCCTATTGCCATAATGTATAGAAGTTGCCAGAGCTAGATTGTTCAATTCAGTTTCATTAGCTATTAAGTCTGTGGTGGATTTAAGAGCGATTTTGGCTTCATCAAAATGTTTTTGGTTACGATACATATTACCAACAAATTTAGCCGTTCTACGGTATAAATCAGGACCGGCATATGCATCGGTTAAAATGAAGCTAGCAAACTCACCGACCTTAGAGTTGGAGCATTTAAGTTTATGTTTACTCATAGAGAGAAATTTTTTACCTTCAGCGGTCATTTCACTACTGGTACAACAATTGCTTGAATCGTCGCCCTTATAGCCACCAAATTGATGATCTTTAAACTTGAAGACGAAATTGGTGAGTGCAATGTTAGCCCACGTGTTTTCAAGGATAGTAAGCGGATTGCCTGAAAATTGCTTAAGCTCACCTTGCAAGGAAATTTTACTTGACATAACGAACATTTTCCAATGACTCCTATAGGCCAGGAAATAATCATTGATGAATTTGGGCACACCTGCTGAGTCCATCATCCAATGTGATAAGAGCTGCATCGCCTTAATAAAACAAATGTCCCACTCTCCATAGTCATTATCAAAAAAAGAAAACCCTTTGCCTGCAGTGCTGGATAACAATGCTGTGAAAACGTCGCGAGTTTCTTCATCGCTGCCAAATGTGAATATATGGGTTTTGGATTTATTATCGCGAAGTAGGCGAGCAAATCGTATGTGCATGGCACGAGCCCAGGCGCATAATATCAAGTTAATTCTTTTGCTCATGGCTGCAACACCTTGCCCGTACTTATCGGTGTCTGAGAAGTCATCTTTTGGATTAAATTTAAGTTGTTGTTTTGCGATAAAATCTAAATATTCGTCATAAAAATTCATTTCTTTGCTGATTTGATCAACAATGGAAGAATTAGCATTTATTTTTTCTTGAAGGGACACGATGTAATCTCTATAAGAGTTACGCAATTCTTCAGGGCCGATATACATATCTTTTCTTAATTGTTGGACTTTATTCTTGTCACCATATATAGCATAACACAGCCCGGACAGTAGTTGGTACAATTGAATGTTGCTCTGTTTTGCACTCAATTTATTAGTTTTTCGTGCATATCTACCTATAGCAGTGCGTACTGTGAAATATTGATCTTTAGATGATTGTTGAACAACATTTACGGGTCTTTCATCCATGACGAAACCGTTTATATTCTGTGCAACAGATTGGACATGTTCAGGCAAAATAGAAAGAACACCTTGTTCAATTTCTGGAAGAGGATGTTGCACTCCATTGTTCTCTGTTTGCCCTGAATTGTAAGCACCATGAAGTATGTCCAAAACGGCATTCTTAGATGGTTTGTCAGTGCGAGTAGCCTCAAGTGCACGAGCGATAAATTTTGGATTTCGATCTTCTGTTTCCATTTCAGTGACTTTCTTGGCGATAACATCTGTAACAACCGATGCATTGCTGAAAACCTCATAGGTTTTAATCATAGTGCCGTCAATTTGAAAATGTTTACTAATGTATTCAGTGTCCCCACTGAGGACTAAAGTATTTCTAGCTCGTGTTAAAGCCGTATACACCCACTCGGTTCTTTGAGTGAGTTGAGAGCCTATGGAAGCACCATCGACATAAAAGACAACAGTGTCTTCACGACTTCCTTGATAGCAAGTGATTGTATTGGCGTTATAACCTAAATTGCGCAGGTTGGCAGCACTATCGTTGTTAAAAACGATTACTGGGAAATTCTTAAGTTTGTCAATATGAGCTTTATAAATAGAAGTGCTGACTTCAGATTTAGTTATAATGTTAAAACCATAAGCTTTATTCAATATTGCACAAATGTCTTTAGGGATCTTATAGACAACGTTTGAGTTATTTTCAACACCAATAGATGTTATATGGCTCCACGTTTTGCCGCTATTGAAGTCTATGTAAGGTATCTGATAGACATCGCCCATAACGACAATCTTGGCTGCAGGGTTGACATTATGTATCATCATAAGGTATTCAACGGGGAAAAGACTGATCTCGTCAATTAAAATAGTCTTGGCATTTGGAACGTATTTAAACGCTATATGTTGAGTATACGCTTGAACTCTGTACTTTTCCCTGATTTCCTTCATCAATTGTCGCGTTGGTGTGATAACCAACGGATTGTCTTGTTTATACTTTGTCATAGCATCGAATGTCTTACTAGCGGAAGCGTACCCTGTGATACATGAAATTTGAAATAATCTTGTGGTCATCTTCTTCATCACAGGTTTCTCAATGTCGAAATCTTCCATATTTGACCAAAATGAATCGTGAAATTCCACGCATTTAGCGTGTTCGTACCTGATTAAAGTAGCGGTTTCTTTTTGCATGAACTTTCCGAATGTTATGGCCCTGTCATGGAGTATCTTATCACGACGGCCGCGCAAAATATAATAGCGTTCCTCATGACCCTCTTCACATGTTGGACTTTTCCAACAATCAAAAAAATCATAATAGGCAGCCATGTCAGTGATAACCTTCATATTTTGGTAGGCTTTAACGACTAAGTTACCGCCTAATTTAACATTACGATTAATGAATGGCAAAATTTTGTTAAGCAAGGTCTCAGTGTAACACGGTGCGGCAGTGTCGCTAATGACTAAATCATACTGTCCCTTATGTTTGGTTAAATAGTCTGATGTAGAATAAGGAACGTAATGAGCGCAAACTTCGCCAATTCGAACATGTTTGTCATCAATAACCTCCAAGTTTTTAGAAAGAGGAAGCCCATTAACATAATGCCCAAAGGTGAATTCATGGACATAAGGTGCAGCAATTTGGGCTAGAATTCCGGGAGCAGCGCTAACTTCAAAAAGTGATGTACCATTGTCAAGAACGGAGAGGTTGCGCAAGTGTTCGCAAAGGGACTGAAACTTAATGATGGAGGGGGCGCCGCCTTCAACGACGAAATGATGATATTTAAGTCTCAGATGAATTGGGTATTTGCCATTCTTATTGTAAATGTGTTGTGAGTCGCCGTCTTCAATAGTTATACTAAGATTGAATCCGGAGGCAATGATGG